GTTGACATCCGTGTGGAAGCCATCCTGTCGATGCCCAGGTTGAGTTTTACGGCCAACCATTTCGCCTGGGCTCAGGCACTCATGCCGCTCGGCATTCGCCCCACAATGGGCACTGGTGCGTTCTGGAGCCAGGTGAATACCCGCGTGATGGAGCAGTTCATCGACAAGGCCGAATACCTGCTGGCCATCGACTACGACACGTTCTTCACCAAGGAAGACATCGAGCACCTCTTTGCCCTGGCGATGACGTTCCAGTGCGATGCCATCACGGGCTTGCAGACCAAGCGTGAAGACGGCCGCCCGATGCTCACGCTGAAGGGCATGCTGGACAACCCGCCACCGGACGGCAGCACCAAGGTTGATAAGGCGTGGTTCGCCGAGCCGGTGCAGGAAGTGGACAGTGCCCACTTCGGGCTCACGGTCATCAGCACAGCCGCACTCAAGCGGTGCAAGAAACCATGGTTCTGGTCGAAGCCCGGCCCTGACGGCTCGTGGCATGAAGGCCGCGTCGATGATGACATCTGGTTCTGGAAGAACTGGCGCGAGAGCGGCAATAAGGTCTACGTCTCGCCCCGCGTCGTGCTGGGGCACGGCGAGTACGTGGTGACGTGGCCCGGCAAGAATCTCAGCAGCCCTGTTTTCCAGTGGGCAACCGAGTTCACGAACACGCTGAAACGCCCCGAGTCTGCATGGAGTGTCCCCCAATGAAGAAAATCACATTTACCCGTGCGTGGCGTGCCTACCGCAAGGGGCAGTCGGTTGAGATGACGGGCGGGCTGGCGACGCAGCTGGTGGCCCAGGGCGTGGCCATCGAAGACCGGCAGCAGGATCTGATCGAGACGGCCGCCATCGAGCACGACGCCGAGACGGCAGACGCCACGCCCAGGAGACGAGGACGCCGTGCAGTACCGAAGTCTGACCAGAGCGACGCCGCCAGCGGTTGAGCCCGTCACGCTCGCCGAGGCTAAGGCCCACCTGCGGGTCGATACCAGCGACGATGACACCTACATCGGCACGCTGATCGCTGCGGCCCGTGAGTGGTGTGAAGAGTATCTCGACCGCACGCTGGTGCATACGCAGTGGGTGGTGCGGTTTGACACGTTCCCGCCGGACGGGACGCACGACATCGAACTGCCACGCCCGCCAATGGCTGCCGCTGGCACGACCACGGCGGTGGCTCTGACGTTCACTTTTGAGAACGGCACCACGTCCACCTACTCGACGGCGAGTTACCGCGTGGACCGTGCCGGCACGCCTGGCACCGTAAAGACGCTCTACGGCCAGACGTGGCCGCCGCATCTGCGGGATGACAACGCTATCAGCGTGACGTGGTGGGGCGGGTACGGGGCGAGCGGCACGAGCGTGCCGGCCGCCATCCGGCACGCCATCTTGATGCTGGTTGGCCACTGGTATGAGTTCCGCACTAGCGTGCTCACCGGCAGCATTTCCAAGGAAGTCGAGTTCGGCGTCAAGTCCCTGCTCGATTCGCAACGCTGGGGCTCTTACCGATGATCGACGCCGGCAAGCTCCGCGAGCGTGTCACGGTGCAGATTGCCAGCGGCACGACAAACGCCCTCGGCGAGCAGGTGCTGTCGTGGAGCAACTCGTCAGCCGTGTGGGCGAGCGTGGAAGGCGTCTCGGCCCGTGAGGCTCTGGCGGCTGGCCAGCAAGACACGACGATCACGCACCGGGTGCGGATGCGTTATCTGCCTGGCCTGACGCAACGCGATCGCTTCGCCTGGCGTACGCGGACGCTCAACATCGTCAGCCTGCTCGAGTACGGCAACCGCAGCGAACACGTCGCCATCTGCGAAGAGGTGACGTGATGGCGCGAATTGTTCGCGGGACTGGCGTGGTGTTTCCGCAGATCAAGCAAATCCGCTCGCTGCTTCAAGATTACCCAAAGTCGATTCGGCGCAAGTACATGAAGGCGGCCTTCAATGCTGCCGCCAAGGTTGGCGAAAAGAAACTTAAGCAGATCACGCCACGCGGCCCAACTGGAAGCCTAAAGAAGTCGGTGAAGAAGAAGGCGAGCCCTGGGTACGGTTTGGCTGGATACGAAGCCGGCCGTGGTGGCAAGGGATACCACCAAGGTTTTCTGGAGTTTGGCACAAAGGAGCGATTCACTGACGGCAGGTACGCATCTACCTTCCGAAGCAAAACCGCTGGGCGCGGCGGCGCAATGAGAATTGTGGTTGGCTCTCGCGGCAGTAACGCTGGGAAACTTGTGACCAAGTCTCCCAATTACCCGAAGTCTTTTTTCAAGTCTGCTCCAGCCGGGAAACGCGTAAGCCTCAAGAAAATGCCTATTGGCGGCAGACTTGGAAAGCCTCCGGTCCGCGCTGCGTTCGAGCAGTCTCGCGGGCAGATTACTTCTGTACTTCAGCAGCAGATGGCAACGGTTCTGGAGCGTGCCAACAAAGACATGGCCCGCCAGGCTGGAGGAACAAAATCATGAGCCTCAAGTCCCCAGAAGCCGTTCTTCGCACTGCCCTGGTAGGCACCACGGCCGTCACGTCGCTAGTGAGTTCGCGCATCTATCCAGTGCTGGCACCAGCGTCGGCGTCGCTGCCGTTCGTCACATGGCGGCGATCTGGGATCAGTCGCGAACAGACGCTCAGCGGCCCTATGGGCGTGCCGCGTGTCAGCGTTGAGTTTGCCATTTATGGCTCGACGTACGAGCAAGCCAGGGATGTGGCAGACGCCATGCGGCTCGTTCTGGATGGGTACGGCGGAACGTCGAACAATACAGAAGTGAAGCAGGCGTCGCTCGAGCAGGAGAGCGACGACTTCGTAACGCTGACGGGAGCGGATCTCCCGCCGGTGTATCAGATCACGCAGTCCTACGACGTTTGGTGGCAGGAGACATAGCGAATGGCTACGACGCCCCATGATTCCAGCGGCACATCGTTCAGTTTCCCTGGCTTCACGGGAACCATCACCGGTCTCACGCACACCATTGCTGACCAGGGCTCCGGTGACAAGATCGACATCTCGCACCTGGGCCAGACGGCAGGCGCTACCGTTCTTTCTCAGTCACGTCCGCTCAAGGGAACTATCGGCGAGAGCGGAAAGTCTGTTTCTGTTGAGTTCATCGGCACCGGCATGATCTCGCAAGGAGCCACCGGCACCCTGACAGTAAGCGGGCCGATTTCTATCAGCGGCTCTGCAACGTGCAGCAGCTGCACAATCACGCTGGCCGTCAACGACGTAGTGCGTGGGTCTGCCGAGTTCCAGTACGAGTAAGCCACGGAGGCTTCCGTGGCAACGCTCAGCACTGGAATCACGGCAACGTTTGACGGCACGGCTTTCGTTGAAGTCACGGACCTTTCGTGGCAATACGGCGGCGGCTTGCCGCGTGGCCGTGCCACGACGTGGACCGACGAAGTCGGAAGTGTAAGCATCGCCTGTCTCGGAACGGCCAACATTAGCACGGCCAAGTACGGAACGCGGGCTGATCTTGTGCTGTCTGGCGGCGGCGTTTCCTTGACGACCAAGGCAGTCTATGAGGGCTTGACCGTCACGCCAGAGCTGAACGGCGTCACCCGTTACGCCGTGACGTTCAAGATCCTTGATGGGTAACCACATGTCTCTGACGAAAGAACAGATCCTAGCCGCCGACGATCTCGGACTGCTCGAGGTGCAAGTGCCGGAGTGGGGCGGCTCGGTATTCATCCGCGTCATGAGCGTCGGCGAGCGTGACGCGTACGAGAACGACTGGCTCGTCAACAAGTCCAGCGGCGTCGAAAACTTCCGCGCCAAGTTTGTGCAGAAGGTTCTGTGCAACGAGCGCGGAGATTTGTTGTTCACAAAGAACGAGATTGATCAGCTGGCGAGGAAGTCGGCCAAGGTCATGAGCACGTTGTGGGAAGCAGCCATGCGGCACAACAAGCTCAGCGAGTCCGACGTTGAGGAATTGGCAAAAAACTAAACTTGCGGCCAGCCCGTGTTTTCTTGTTTCGGCTGGCCGCAACTTTGGGATGGAGTGTTGAGCAGATATGCAAGCAGATGGACTCTCGGGAGTTGAGCGAGTGGATGGCGGTGCACAGGTACTTCATGCCATTGCCCAGCGCCTGGGAGCAGACGGGGCTGCTTGCTGCGTGCCAGTTGGCTCCATATTCACCAAAGGGCAAGACTCCAAAAGCGGCTGACTTTGTACCTATCGAAAAACCGCCGCAGCACCCTGAGCAGATCGCTGCCGCGTTGCGTGAACTTCAGACAAAGATGCGTGGTGAGTAATGGCAACAGCAGTCGGCCTGGCGATGAAGATCACCGCCGACACGGCGGGCATTGCCAGGGGGATGAATCGCACTGAAAAGCTGCTCGCTGGACTCAGCAAGCAAGCCAACAGTGCGACCTCATCCTTGCAAACGCTGGCCGGCATCGAGATCGGCCGAGTGATTGTCGGGGGGCTGCAGGCGATTGGTTCGGCCCTGACAAATGCAGCCAGCAGTGCTGTTTCTTACGCGCGAACCGTAACGTCTGCCGTCGATGCCACTGCTGACTTGGCAGCCAGGACTGGAATTGGCGTTGAAGCATTGCAGTCTCTTCAGCTGGCAGCGCAATTGTCTGGGGTTGAGGATCTGACTGGTGCCGTGCAAAGGATGGGCGTGGCAATCGGAAAGGCCGCAGAGACAGGCAAGACGGATGCGTTCACAAACCTTGGGCTTAACTTTCAGCAATTACAAAGCCTGACGCCAGAAGAGCAATTCCGCGCTATTGGTAGTGCAATCGCGGCACTTCCGACAGAAGCAGATCGTGCAGCGGCTGCCATGCAGATCTTCGGCAGAACTGGCGTTGAGCTCTTGCCGTTGTTTTCTGAAAACACCAAGGCGCTGGAAGAGCAGTTCAAGCGGCTCGGGATCGTCTTGTCCGAGGATCAGGTTGGAGCAATTCAGGACATGAACGATGCCCTGGATCTCGTGCGTGCCACGTTTGACGGCATCATCGGCCAGGTCTCTGCAAACCTCGCCCCGCTGGTTACGGAAATCGCCAACGAGTTCCTGTCGTTTGTCGAGGGCTTTGAAGGGCTTGATGGCAGCACTGGCGGAACTGGGATCGCAGACGCCATTACATCCGGCTTGCTTGCTGGTGCTGAGTTTCTAGCAGGCGTGTTTGATTCCGCAGTCGCTCAGTTTTCGCAATTCAGCGGCAGCCTGGAGTCAGTAGGCTCTACGTTCACGCGAGTCGGCGACGCACTGTCCGCAATCGCCGAAGTGTTTCGTGGTCTATTCAATATCTTTGAGTTGATCGGCAATGCGATTGCGGCGGCACTTGGCGCAGCCCTTGAGGCGCTTGGCAGTTACATCAGCAGCGACCTTGAGCAGTTCGGCAAGGATTTCAAAGAGAACGCGATTAAGGCCGGCGAGCAAAACACAAAGGAGCTTAACGCGGCTTTTTCAAACGCCGTCAAGCTTGGTGCAGACGCCATTAATGGCCGGCAGGCCCAGGCCGCCGAAGCCGAGGCAGTTGGCCCTGCTCAGGCAAGAGTCAGGGAACTGCGAAACAATTTCGCCAACCGTAACTCGCCCGAGAACGTCGCCGAGCGTGAGAAGCGCAATGCAGAGCGCGCCGAGAAGCGCAGTCAGGAGGCAGCTGCGTCAAAGGCATTGGCGGAATCACGTCGCCTGCAGGAAATTGAAGAACGCAAGCAGAAGAAGATTGCTGAGCTGAATGAGAAATATGCCGAGAAGGCCCAAGACATTGAGGCCGACAGGGTTGCTGGGCTTGCCAGAGCGTCCTCTACGGCACTTGCTGGGAACGACATTCGGTCGGCGGAAGGCGCTTCGCAGTTCCTAGCGTTGGCGACCGGCCGCGAAGACCCGGCCGTCGAGGAGTACCGCAAGCAGCTTCGTGAGCTGCAGGACATCAAGCGAGAAATTGCCAAGGCCAACGCGACCACGGTGGAAATCTAGCCATGGCCGTCATCTCCTCCCGCGAAGTCATCCCGCGTACGGCGTCGCATCGCTTTGGCGAGGCACCTACCGCCGAGCGTAAGTACATCGTCACTGTCGATGAGCCGACGCCGACGCTAACGCTCGTTAACACTGTAGGCATTTTCCACGCGTCTGCTCACCCAGAGTTTCCATACCTCAAGTGCCTCAACGTTCAGGTCACGGAAACGGATCGGCACCACGCAGAAATCACGTACAGCTACGAACTGCCACAGCAGGAAGAGCTCGACCCGAATCCACTGGCTCGGCCTGACGTGTGGTCGTTCTCGACTGGCGGTGCTCAAGTTCCTGCCCTCGTCTACTACGACGGAAGTGGCAACAGCAACAAGAAGCCACTGCAGAATTCGGCCAAGGATTTTTTTGAGGGGCTGACCACGCTCGAGGCGGAAGTGCGAGCGTCGATCTCTGGCAACCGCCAGAACTTCCCGTTAGACAAAGCATCCGCAGTCACCAACAGCGTGAACGCATCGTCATACCTTGGAGGTGCCGCCCATACGTGGCTGTGTGCTGGCATCAGTGGCCAGCAGGCCACCGAGGTTGTCAACGATGTTGAGATTCGATACTGGCAGATCACCGTTGAGCTGGTGTATCGGGCCAGCGGCCATAACCTACTGCTGCCGAATGTCGGCTGGAACTACCTCGAAGGCGGACAAAAGAAACGCGTCTGGGTGATAGACCCAGAGTCAGGTGACAAGATTGCTTCTGGCTCGCCGCGAGCGCTGGACGATTCCGGCGGGCTCAAAGGAGACGATCAAGAGCCAGACATTCTCACGAGACGTGTCTATCCAGAAGCGAACTTCTCAACCTACTTCGGCACGCCGCCGTTCTAAGGAGCACCGATGCCAGACATCAGTTACACCATCACCGGCCAGGTCAGCAAAGGTGCCCTGTCGCAGTCATTCGCTGCGTCTGGAGTCACGGCCGACATCGCCACGGCTGGCGTGCTCTCGGTCACGCTGAACCTGGGCACGGCCGTCACGCAGATTTCCACAGCCACTCTCGGCTCGCTTGGGCTGTGCTTCGCCCGTTCGCTGGCGAGTGCCACGACGCACACGGTGAGCTTCGGCCGCTACGCTGGCGGGACGCTGCACGAGACGGCCCGGCTCAAAGCTGGCGAGGCCGCTGTGCTGCGGCTGGCGGCCGGGGACTACGCGGCGAAGGCGGCCGTCGAAGGCACACGCCTGGTGCTCACCGTCTACGAGGACTGAGCCGTGGCACAAAAGCCAGACGGCAAAGCCGCGAAGACCGAGCGGGTGACATTCACTCGCCCGGCGGCAGAGCGTATTGCCAAGATCGTTCGTCGCGTCGAGCAAGGCGACCGTGGGGCGGAGCCGCTTGTCTTTGAGCGAATCGGAGTCTCAAGCCCGTTTGCTCTCAAGCTCGCCACCTTCACTGGCAACTGGGAGACCGGCACCTATAAGACCGTCACGCTGTCTGGATCAACGCAGACGGCGAGCGTCTACAACTGGTGCAACCCGGCCCTGGGCGGTGACACCGCAAGTTCGACGCAAAGCCGCTACGTGATTTTCGGCAAGGTTGGCGGCACCAACTCGGCCGTCGAGATTCAACTGCGGACAACGCAGTGCACGGCGTCGCTCACGTTGGGCACGCTAGACCTGACGAAGTTGCCAGGCTTCGACGCTGGCGTCATTCAACTGCTGGGCCACGACAAGCAGAACACGGCATCGACGTGCAGCGGCGGACTTCAGTGGTACTCGATCACCACCTGCTCTACCGCCGCATGACGCTCATCACCTTCCAAGACGGCAAGCCCGTCCTGCGTGACGGGAAAGTTGGCACCGAGCAGGAGTGCTGCTGCGGCGGCAGTGAAGATTTTTGCAACCTAGGTGCCAGTGGGCAGTGCGAAGGCGGCTGTGCTGCTGATGATGACAGCACGTGCCCAGATGGATGCGTTTGCAAGTGTGCGTGGTGCGTCGGCTACTACACGCTCGACGAAAACTTTACTCGGCAGGATATGACATCGTGTATTGATGGATACACGCTGACAGGCCAATCGCCGCTGCGGATATGCAGCAAGCTATTCATTGGCGACAACTGCGAGGCGGTGGATGCCGCAGTCAGGCCGAATCTTGAAAACGCCTTAGGTGGGCAACAGGGAGGAACGTGGGATGACGCCGGCTTCATCACCGAAGGCTGCTTCTCGGAGTTCCCGTGATTACAGGACGCCGCACGTCGTTCGAGGCCCGATGCCGCGAGCGTGGCTACACGCTGGACGAGGTGCGTGCGTGCATCGTTAGTGAGGACGGCGACACGATCACGGTGGACGAGACGCACCCCGCGTACCCGCGAGCGAAGCCCGGCCTGGCCCAGAAGGCCGCCAACTTCGCCGCCTCGGCCGCGAAACACGTTGCCGCCGGGATGCCGCAATGCAGCGACGAAGAACGGGAACGGCGTTTCGCCATCTGCCAGGGCTGCGAGTTCTATGATGGCAAAGCCTGCACGAAGTGCGGATGCCCGGTCGCGCGGGAAAAGCGGTTTGTGTCGAAGCTCGCCTGGGCTAGCGAGAAGTGCCCTGTCGGCAAGTGGGGGCCAGTCGGTTGACGCCCCCGCTAGGGTGGCGTGCGAAAGGACTCTCGCCATGGCCGGCTGGCTCATCGCACTCACGGGATTCGTCTACGCCTACGTCGCGGCGGATCTCGCGTGGCATGGGAAGTCTGGCCTGGCCATCGCGTACCTCGGCTACGCGTTCGCCAACGTCGGTCTCTACATGGCGGCCACGAGGTGACGCGTGCCCGACGATCACGTCTTCACGTTAAACGGTGACGAGCGGTGGCTGCTGCGTTTCACCAACCTCAAGGGTGCTGCCTATGGGTACACGTTTTCCCAGAAGGCAAAAAACCCGCGAATCATTCTCGACGCTCGCATGCGTGGTCGAAAGAAACTCGAGGTGCTGGTGCACGAGCTGCTGCACGCGTTGAACCCTACGCAGAGCGAGGAGCACGTCGAGCAGCAGGGCAAGGACATCGCACGCGTGCTGTGGAGTCTTGGGTATAGGGAGGTGCAGAATGGCCTATGACCGTGGCGACGCAATCACGAAGATGGCCCGCGAGTTGTGCCGCAAGCATCCCGATGCCCCGTCGCAAACGCTGGCTCGCCGTCTGGTGAAGGAAGCAAACGGTGCAATCACGCTGCACCAGGCGAGGCTAAGGATCTCTCGGCAGTTCGGCGTGCAAGGGAAGCAGCACCGCAACGAGATCAAGGCCGCTTCCCCGAGAGCGAAGCGCAAGGCCGGCGAAATCTACGCCATGCCGAAGAGCATGGCCGAGCCGTGGACGCCGCACGTTCTCGACGTGCTCGGGCCGGTTGGCATTCTGTCCGACGTGCATGTGCCGTATCACTCCGAGATCGCGGTGGCTGCCGCTGTCGGCTTCCTCAAGGAGCAGGAGCTATCGGGCCTGCTACTGAACGGAGACATCGCCGACTTCTACGCCATCAGCCGCTACCAGAAAGACCCTTCGCAGAGAGACTTCAAAGGTGAGCTAGAGGCGGTGCGGCGTTTCATCGAGTGGCTGCGGCAAGAGTTCCCGCAGATCCCGATTGTCTACAAACTCGGGAACCATGAAGATCGTTGGCAGCATTGGCTGTGGCAACACGCTACCGAGATTAGCGACGATCCGAGAATGTCACTCTGTGCGTGGCTGGATCTCGACAAGCACGGCGTCACGCTCGTGGATGACCAGCGGCCAGTGATGCTGGGGAAGTTGCCCGTGCTCCACGGACACGAGCTACCGAAGGGGATGGCGGCCCCGGTGAACGTCGCTCGAGGTGCCTTCCTGCGGACGCTCTCGACTGTGCTGGTTGGCCACTCGCACCGCACGAGCAACCATGCCGAGAGCGACATGTGGCACCACGAGACGGCGTGCTGGTCCACCGGCTGCCTGTGCGACTTGCGGCCGGAGTACGCGAAGTTCAATCGCTGGAACTGGGGCTTCGCCATGGCCACGATCCACAAGGGTGGAGCATTCGACGTGAACAACTATCGAGTCATGAGCGACGGCACTGTGCGATCTGCTTGACGCACGCCGCAGACTGCGACTTTCGCAATTCGCGAATCACGAAAGGGCACAATGAGCACGACACTTGAAGCGGCTAACGACGCAATGCGGGCGGCAGTGAGGAGCAGGCTGGACGCTACGCCAAAGGATGATCCCAAGATGGTGGGCTACGTGTCGCAGCCGGCGACAGAACCTCGGGACATTGTCGCAAGTACCGAGGAATTGCAACACGACGAGTGGGAAGATTTCTCAGACGGGCCGTACGTTCAGCACCTGCTAGAGCAGCATCGGCTGCGCGGCGACGGGCTCACGCAGCCTCACAGCACCAACGGCAGTGCCGAGTGGCTTGACGCCCTGGAGAGGCTGCGGGCTTTGCACTTCGAGAAGACAGCCCAGTACGGTGGTGCCGAGGACGCCTTTGAGAACGTCACCGCCTCGGCCAAGTGCGGCGTGGCACCTTGGCGGCGAGCACTGTGTGACCTGAGCGACTGCGTCGTGCGGATGCAGAAGTACGCCCAGGGCCAGCCCGTCGATCCGACGAATGCCCTGCTCGATGCGGCCAACTGGGCGCTGATCTGCCTGATCAAGATGGAAGAGGAAGGGCGATGACCGAGCCCCTCTCTGACGCCTACCTCCAGCAGTGCGAGTTCGACGCCCGCCGGTTCCAGGGTGCGTACACCGGGACGGCCGGCACGCTCGCTGGCCACGTCATGCGGCTACTCGCTGAGCTCTCGCGTGTGAAGGGCAGGCTGGCCGTGACGATTGCCCAGCGTGACGAGTTGCCGTCGCTGTCGCACATTCGTGGAGATTGAGCCGGGCGGCGGGTTGAGTGCGTCGTAGGGTCATCCTTTCCCCCGCGACGCCTCCCCGCTTGCCCGGTTGACATACGTCAAGCCGCCGGCCTATCGCCTCCCTGCGGCGGCTCGTTCAGATCCAGCGGCGGCAGGAGTTCGTGCGGCTTTGGCCCGCGCTCGGCCATCCGAGGATCGAGATACCAGCGCTTTGTCATGGCCGGGCTGGCGTGACCAGCAAAGGCCACTGGATCTCCTCCGGCCGCAGCGATCTGAGAAATGGCTGTACGTCTAATTTGATGAAAGGCTACCCGCTTTCCAGCCAATCCAGCGGATTTCATGATGACCTTCAGCCGGTGGTAAATGTGCGTTGGCTCCTGCAGCCACGGCAGCAGTTGTGTGTATCCACGGGCCACGATCTTGTCGAGTCGGTTGCACAACTCCGGCGACAGGTGGTAGACCCTGCCACGCCGACCTCCCTTTCTGGCGGTCGGTTCGACCATCAATGTCGGCCGACGATAGTCCGACGCCGAGCTAGCCATCAGGGCACCGATTCGCTCTCCTGTCTCGAACGCAAGCAAAATCGTCGCTTGAAACCACTCCCCGGCCGGAATGGTCCCTACAAGCCCGCGAGCACGGCCAGCGGCTGCAAATAGCCTTTGCATCTCTTCGGTTGTCCAGGCCGTTGGTACGCGGTCTGGCAGCACGCCAGCGGGGCACGTTGGCATTCTTTCAAGCCCAGGCACCCTGCGTTCCCATGCCAGCCGTGCCAGTGCCATCAACTGGCTGCGCTCCTTCTCGGCTGTGTACGGAGACCTAGTCGATGCCCGGTGTTCGAGATACCTAGCCAGAAGCAGTTCGTCGAGGTGCTCAATGTGCCCCTCTGTGGCGATTCCCTCGGCCGCCAGCCAGCGGTCGAACTGCTTAAACAGGTTCTCGTACAACCTTGCCGTGTTCTGGCTGCGGCCCCGCAGTTTCAGCGGTCGATAGGTCGTCTTGAAAAACTCTTTTAGCGTCATGGTGCGTGCCCTCCGGTGTGGACGGAATGTAGGTCACGCTTCCGTGCAATGCCGCCTCCTTGGCTTCCGGGGTCAGCCTGTAGCGGTCGTTCGGAATATACGCCTGACCATGCCTCGCATGGCCGGTCGTATACCCCAATCCTACCCCCGCCATTCTGATTTCCGAATCCCGGTCGCCTGATTCACCCTACGGTGAAACGGGCGGCCGGGCAAATGCGGTCAGATGATCCGGTTTGACCGGCCTACCGCATGCGGTAGTATGGAGGGCATGAGCACCGTGGCATCGCCAGACAAGACGTGGCTGACCGTTGAGGAGGCCGTCGCCCTGATCGGTTGCACTGACGGCTGGGTGCGTCACCTGCTCCGCGAGGGCAAGCTGGAGGGCTGGCGAGCCGGCGAGCGGGCTTGGCTCGTTAAACGCGAGTCCGCCATTGAAGCCCGTAGCGGGCTGACTACACGCTCGAACGCTAAGAAGGGCGAGCGGCCGGCTCGCCCACGAAAGCGTCGCAAGTCGGCCTAGTTTTTGGCTGAACTTCCCCCGCCAGATTTTTTGTAGTTCCTGGGTTGACGTACTACCGATACCGGTATATAACCCAGGAATGACGGACACGGAGGTCAGCATGCGGCGGACAATTGACAACCTGCTGCCTGCTCTCGTGCTGGTCCGCATCGGCCAGGAGCTCGGGACGGACTCGCCAGCCGCCCGGGCGATTCACGACTTGATTGAGCTCCTTGCCGCCATGCCATGGAAGTTGTTCTAAACGGAGCCTATTCATGTTGATCCAGCAGGAAACGCCGCACGCACCAGCCGGTCTCAAATACGCCGAGCCGTATGGGTTTCGATTTTGGGTTCGGCCAGATACGGTGCGATTTCGCCGGCTTTACGCCGTGAGCGTCAAGCTGCAGCCCGACGCCGTGGTTACGCAGGCATTTCGCGTGGTCGGCTACATAGGCGACTTCATGTTCGACTGGTTCGTGCCAGACCACGCGATGTCACTAGTCGTTTCCGTTGATCGCAAAACCCATTCGATGCATACATTCCGCGAGATTGCCAAGAATTACGGAACGGAATGGCTTCTGTGCAACGCAGACAACGAGGCTGCCGCGATCTCTTCTAGCGATGCAGATTTCGTCCGGTCGTGGGCAATGTCTCGGGAGAGGTTTCGCTCAATGCAAGGAGTCTACTTTGCATCTAACGGCCGTGGCAGCGTCAAGATTGGCAAGACGGACGTTTGCCTGTTGACTCGGCTTCGCACCCTTCAGATATCGAGCCCTGACGAACTACGAATTGCCGCCTTCATCCCGACTCCAAATGCAACGCAAGTCGAGACCATGCTGCATGCCAAGCACAAGGCAGCACGCATTCGCGGCGAGTGGTTTGCCATGACTAACGAAGAGGCGGTGGCATCTGCCGTCGAATTTGGCGGTGGCTCATTCGACGGACTTCTTGGTTGACAGAACTACCGCAGGCGGTATCTTGCTTGTCGCAACTACCGCAGTCGGCACATTACAAAAGGAAATCGCCATGCACGCTGATCCCCACGCCCGTGAGTACCTCGCCGCCGTCGCCGCCATGCCCGAGCACACCGTCTCGGGTGGCACGACGCGGCTCATCGACGGGCAGCTCGTCACCACCTACGCGGTCGGCGACCGCATCCGGTTCATCGAGAAGGGCCGCACGTTGAACGGCGTCGTGGTCGAGGTGCTGACCGAGGACACCTACCACGTCCGGCGTCACGTTCCCGATCACGGGAACCTGCACTACGCGGTGACGGCCGACCAGATCACGCCGTTCTGAACGAAGCAAAGGACCGTCGCCTGGTGGAACCAGACGGCGGAAGGAGCCCGGTGGAACCGGGGCAGCAAGGACGCAACAGCCACCCGCCGAGCAGGACGCAGAGCGGGATTTTCA